CCTAGCCAAACCAAACATGGAAGTGCAAGAGATGATTAGTGCGGTTAACCTCGCGCCTTTCCCCTTGCACATGGCCGTTATGGACATGAAAGCGAACACTTTCTTCGTCTCGGACTTCATTGTCGCTACCTCCAACGTGCAGACACCACAACCCGTGTCCATCGCTCAACCCTCAGCCCTGCACCGTCGTTTCCACACAGCGGTTCAAGTAGTAGCAAAAGATGAGTTCTTGGTTACGCTGAAAGGAAGGAAAGGAAGTTCGGACTATGAAAGTGTCGTTGACCCAGACAAAGTGCGAGCTTACCAAGACAAGGTAGGGAAGCCCCATCGCAGTTTTGAACCGGATGTCTATGAGGTGTTAGAATATAACATGTCAACAGGCTCCCCGATAGGAACTGCAATGGATCTCCTTACTTTCCTGCGCGTAGTGAAGGACAGAATCGATGCGAAGCGCGCATTCAACGCCGACTTTGAAAAGGACATGCTCGAGTTCCTTGATTTGAAAGAGGAAGACGAGGATGAGCCCGAAATAGTCGGCGATTTGCGCGCTGCTGCTGATCTCTGGCAAGATGCTGCGGAGGTTGTGGCCCACGGCGGACCTGAAGAGCTCAGAAGGGCACCCCAACCACATGCATTTGTTCAAACTTGTGCGTATGGTGACGGGTGTGTTGCTGAGATCTTCATCTCCGAGGAAGACCTGACGGAAACTGACGACTTCGGAGTGCCTACCGGAAATCACACTGTTTGCTCTATGTACCACGCTGAGCGTGAGAGCTATAGTGCGAGGTTCGATAAGTACTTCGGATATGTCAAGGAGTGTGCGGAGACGATTCGCGGCAAATTCTCTGAAGCATGGCATGCCATGAAGGAGATATTTGTTGAAAACCGTGTGCTCGTGGGAATAACCATCGCCACGATAACCGCCACTTTTGGACTTAGTGGTCTCTACTTTAGACTTCTTCGATCCGATTGCCCATTGAAAAATTCCACTAGTGTTGACGAACTGGAAGGATTCTATGGTTGCGAAGAGATGAAGAAGGATAACTGTGACTACTGTCGTATCCTGGATGTGACGAAGTGGGTGGAAACCGAGACAGGATTGCGTTCGCGCCACCAGCCTGGGACTTACTCCCATGCGCGTGGCTTGACGCAAGTCTGTCTCGATAACTACTTCATTTTCGACGAAGAGGACATCACTCGCCTGACTAAGCTGAACAAGGAAGCTCATAAGAGAGAAATAGCCAATGCTGGCTACTTTGCTGCTAGGCAGGTGTGGTGGGTAGAGGATTCACTTCTCTACGGTGTTGCCAAAGGACTCATAACGAATGACGAAATGGAGAAAGCAATGAGAACCATTGAAACTCATCGTCTCATCTTGAGTAATTCGGCAACTGCTCACTCCCGGAATGAAGGCAGCAAACCACCTGCCAAGAAAGTGATCGCTCACTCCAACGAATCCAAGACGAAAACGGCTGCGAAGGCTGCAGTGGCTCACGGTCCTCCCTACAAGTTCATAGAGAGGAGTGATGATACTGTCGCAAAGGAACAGATTCGAAGAGTACAGGGAAACAATCAAGTCCAACTGTGCTTTCAAAAGAGTCGTGATGGAAAGACTTTCTACACATACGGAGCAGGAACCTTTGTACAGGGGAAAGTTCTAATGTGTACTTACCATCAGACACTTGACGTCGAATCGATCCATGTGCGTGGTGCCAGTGGGCTGGATTGGGCAGAGTACAAGACGAAGGACCTAAAAATCACTCGTCTCGACTCTCTCGACCGTCCCACTGACATTTGTCTCATCACTTTCGCTAACGAGGCTACTCGACCATCGATTGTGAAGTACTTCATAGAGAAGCAAAACGCTGCGGTTCTGAACCGCGTGGATTGTATACTCTTTGGAGTCCGACACCTGAGAGAAGATGGCCGACCAACCTACTTTAGCGACGGCACATCCGTGTGCCGGCTCGAAGGACAGACCGTTGAGTACAAGGACTCCCGTCAGGAGACCTTCGTACTGCCGACTAGTTTTGGATACGACTTGACCACCAAGCCTGGTGACTGCGGCGCGTTGTTGGCTGTACGTTCAAATACAACTAACAACAAGCTGGCAGGCATGCATGTTTGCGGGACAAGTTCAACTGGCTACTCTCACATCATCACTAAGGAGTTCCTCCTGCGTGGTTTGGAAAAACACAACGCCAAACTACGACACACAGTGGACGGAACATACCCAGTGGCTCATAATGGTGTGGAATTCTTCCGCACTATAGAGCCAGTGGATATACCCAAACTTGGTGATGCTGTGGTACTTGGAGAAGTTCAAGAACCAAGGAGAGCAGTCAAAACGGAGCTGAAACCATCACTCATCCATGGAGAAGTGGCTACACCGATCACGAAACCCGCTCACTTGTGCGCCTTCACTCTTGATGGTGAGCAAGTTGATCCAATGGAA